CTAGATAAGACAACTGCAACAAGGTCTGTCCCCTTGTCGACCAGTTCTTCAAAAACCTTCTGTTCTTGTTCTTCATTTAAAAGAGGTAAATTAACCTTATCATTAATGGCAGTTGCCCATTCTTTCTCAAATTCCTCTGATTGAATTTTTTCAATAATGAAACTCTCTATACCACTTTGTAATTGTGGAACGGTGGCTTCAACTTGTTTTGTTAATTCACTGAGAACTATTGACTTAATATCCATTCTACTGTTTCCTTATTTTAGTTATTTTGTAGCTTAAATATACGATACTCATTACTGCAATGATACATTGCAGAAACAAATTTATTTCAGCCAGATATACTCCGTAATTTGCAAAAGATACTGATGCAACTTTAAGACTGTCCATAATCATTTACCATTTATCCTTGATACCTGTCCTTTAATTTCCATGAGAACATCAGACATATCGTTGATTTCCTTAACTGCATTCTCATGTCTTCTGTCTCTTGTCTCATCTGAACGGTTCCATCTTTCAATAAGTTTAATGATCATGCCTTCCATGTTCTCCAAAGTTTCTTCCTGACCCTTATTGACAATCTGCAAATCACTGATTGCCTTTCCTTGGTCTTCAGCCCGCTTCGCATTCTGGTATACCATAAACACAAACATGCAGGCAACAACGCCAATCATTCCATATTCTGCATACATTGCCAGAAATTCTTCCATTATTTTTTCTTCCGCTTTCCCCACGAAAGGGGGTTGATGTTAAATTCCTTCTCATAAAAATTCAGCTTTTCTTCAAGTTCGGCTTGTTGCTGTTTCTGTTCAACCATGTGTTTATCGAGAAGATTTTCAATTTGCAGATCAGCGAGTACCATATTCTCCTCAAGTTCTCCCAACCTACTCTCCACACGCCAATAACCATAAACAAGCATAGCGACCAAACAGCATAACTGAAGAAGCCATTTGATATTAATACTAACAATAGCATTGTCATCGACAACAGCACCCCTATAACTTCTTGCAGTTTTAACTTCATCGCTCATTTAATATCCAATCCACCTATCGACCAACCTCCGTCACAGCCAATCAATATAACTAAGAACAAAACGAACAACAGAATTCCAATCCATGCAGTCAAAGTTTTAATTTCGTTTTTCGACATAAACGTACCTAACTGGTATATCATAACTCGTACTTCTATTATTCATATCAAACCTTTAAATGTTTTGATACTTCTTCTGTGCCTTTATACATAGGCACTATTCTTGAAAGAAGTTCCACTTTCGTTTCACTCCCATCATACGAAACTCCACGCTTGTCGTAAAAGTCCTTTATCTCAGACTTTGTATTGGAATCCGTTGGATAATCCGATTGTAAAGTAGCCACTCCATTGATTATGTGATGACCTCCCACTATCAATCTACCGTGTCCGTCACCATGTTTCTTAGCACATTCGGCAACGTAGAACTCTTCAACAACCCTAAAACTGTTTGATTTCTTGGATACGACACCATCCACTTCAACAAAGTAAGTGTATGACGAAGGGTAAGTCAGGGACTCGGTAGACCCATCTAGGTAAGTTTTTATGCGTGTTGCACCTGGAGTAGTATTTTTATGAATCCTAACTCGATGACCCTGACTACACCTTCTAACAATCATGCTTCCGCTTCAGCCTCTTTGGATGCTCCATTCAGCGAATCACGAAGCATATTGATGAATGCTTCCTTGCCAACGGATAACTGGTCAGCCATAAACTGATTCGTATTCTGTTTGTTTTGCAAATCGTTAATGTGATTCACCATCATTTTCTGTTCGTCAGTCATACTTTCGATGTCGTATTCCTTGTCATCAAAGTTCAAGACTGGCTTTTCTTTTTTGTCTTTAGCCATTATTGACTCCTTGTTTGTTAGTTAATTATTTTCCAGTTGTTCCTTCAATGATGCAACTTCGGCTGAAAGTTCTTGTACTGCTTTGATGAGTGGAGTAATAAGTTTACTTTCCCCCAACCTTTGCATACCATCTGCATCTTGCATCCATCCAGCGACCTCAGGAGGAGCATCGTATTCATCAATCACAGCCTTAACTTCCTGAGCTATAAATCCCATATGGACTTTATCCAAATCATATCTATTAGTTTCGCTATAATTCTCCCACTCTTTAGGTAATTCATTTTGTGGTTTCCATTGATAAGTTACTGGTCGTAGCTTATTTATAAATTCAAGTCCAAGGTCTGAATCTTTGATATTTCTTTTCTTTCTGATGTCCGATGACCTTACAAAAGTAGAATCACCTCCAGTATCCCAATCGAGAGAAATCATGGAATTACCAGCATCCCCGAATTTAACTGTACGAGTAGCGCTATTGGTGATTTCCGTTCCTATTGCTATACATTCTAACGCACTTGTTGTAGCCGCATATCCTATACATATTTGCTTATTAGCATCTACATCAAATGCTACAGCGGCTCCTACACCAGTATTTTGGTCTCCAGTTGTAACTCCATCACCTGCCCTTGCTCCTATCAAAGTATTATTAACAGCCAGCTCTTGTAAGACCAGACCAGCTTCAAATCCTACTGCTGTATTAAGATTGCCTGTTAATCTTCCACTACCAGCTCCCCCTCCAGAATCATCAATTCCTTGACCTGCTGTTGAACCAACAAAAGTGTTCTCTGTGCCAGTAGATACCCATTTCCCTGCAGAGTAACCAAGTGATGTATTATTACCATGACCTGGAGAATCAGCCACAAATGATTTTAAGGCTTCGTGTCCGACAGCCGTATTAGCACTACCATCTACATTTGTAGTTAAAGCGGTGTACCCAACAGCCACGTTTCCAGCCCCAGCTTCGAGGGCGACAAGGGCATAATGACCAATCGCAACAGAGCCAGATGCACCGGCATCATCTACTCCTCCAAGAGCACTACCACCCAGAGCTACACAGCTATGAACCGCCGCTCCGCCTGTATCATTAAGTGCATAACTACCAATAGCAATATTAGAAACAGAAGATGAATTATTCATGCTTCCCATTGAATCTGTGCCAATAGCAATATTGTAATCTTCACCACTAGTAGCGGCATCCATCGATTGATACCCGATGGCAATATTATTTGTACCATCAGTTTGAAGCGACATTGCCTGATACCCAATAGCCAAATTGCCAGTACCAGATGTGAGGGCTGTTAAAGCATTCCTACCAATCGCAATAGTTCCAGTTTGAGCATTTCCAGCAGTAGAGTTCATAGCACCATCGCCAATAACAACACAACCAGACATAGCGGCGGCTCCACCAGTACCAGCTTCTGTTCCAATAATTATATTATAATCTGAACTTGCATCGTTTATAGATAATCCAGCTTGATATCCTATTACTACATTAGCCCCTTCTCCTGCATCTGCCGTACTAAGAGCTTGATAACCTATTACTGTATTAGAATTACCAGTTGTTTGTTGTTTCAAAGCTCCATAACCCACACCAATATTCCCAGCACCCGATGTGAGAGCATTGAGAGCTTCATATCCAATGGCGACTGTGCCTGTTTGAGCATTCGCACCAGTAGAATACATGGCAGTGTAACCGATAGCCACGTTTCCTAATAAATCTAAATCTGAGCTTGAGAAAGTCCCACCATTAAGAGCCGCTGAACCGATTGCAATGTTCCCGTTCGCAACAGCGTCTGCATGGGAACCTTCATCAACTGAACCCATAGCACCAGTCCCGATAGCTATGTTATGTTCTTCAGTACCATCAGCCGCATCTAAAGCCTGATAACCAAGTACTGTATTATTTCCTCCAGCAGTCAATAACTTTGCGGCTTGATAACCAAGTATCGTATTGTTCAATCCACCTATAAGAGCTTTTCCAGATTCGTACCCCACTGACGTATTTTTAGCACCAGATGTGAGGGCGGAGAGTGCTTCATAACCAATCCCAACCGTACCATCAGATACATTAGAACCACCAGTTGTAGTAACTGCATCTCCAGCATTATAACCAAGGAAAATACACTTATTCGCTGTTGTAATACCAGCACCAGCATTAGCTCCTATGGTTATATTGAAACTTCCACTTGTAACATCTTCTAAAGCTCGCAGTCCTATAGCAACATTTTGTTCAGAAGTTGTCTTATCTCCAGTCCCCATCGCATGATGACCGATAGCTACATTATGGTCACATCCAACATTACCCGGCGATGCCCCATCAGCATCTACCAGAGCTTGGTAACCAAAGACTGTATTATTGCTGTTACCACCATCATTATTCGACAGAGAGATTCGGGAGTTGGCATCGACTAATAATTTAACAGCATCAGAAACACGCAAATCTACCGAAGTATCAGTAATTACTTTTACAGCCCATTCAGCATCATCGTCTAAAAAGCCACAATTACCAGAATCTGCATATATGTATCCATCTGCATTACCAGCACTATCTACAAATTTTATACCAGAATCATCACCAGAACCCTTAATTAATAAAGAAGTATTATAAGCACCACCATGAATTTCTAATTTAGCGACTGTTGGCGTTACACTTCCAATCCCCACATTGCCCGAGCCAAGAACTGTTACTAAATCTGTACCAAGATTGCCAATCTGAAAAACTGTTTCAGCGGCGGCTAATGCTTGATGACTTGTACCGCTTTTCTTTGAACCTCTTATTTCTACTGCTGGTACTGCATCTGTTGGGTCTGTCACTCCGATAGTACCATATATTTGAACAGCAATACCAGCGGCGGCATCAGACATTCCCCTAATCTGTATTCCACCATTATTAGTATTTAATTGCTCTATTGAGCCATAAGCATTGGTTAAACCAAGACCCGTCATTCCATGAGCAACTTCACTATCAAGATACATAACGTTCCCATATACAGCTTCATCATATGAGTATGTGCTACTACCGGGATTTACAGTTAAATCACCTGTAATGGTCAGGTCGCCAGTTATTGTACCGCCTGAACTGGAAACCCCTTGTCCTGCGTATAATGTGTTTAATATAGCCATTTCATCCCCCCTACATCTTTACTACTCTGACTTCAACAGTAGAAGCACCAGTAGCTACATAATTAAAATAGATTGTCTTGCCAAGACCCTTCGGTATCTTTAAAAACGATAACCCAGAAGCAAGTTTTAAAGCATCATCTTCGTCTAATGTTACTGTGCTTGTGTTATGAAAATGTATATATATCTCAGCAGCTGGAGTTAATCCAAGAGTATGATATCCAGAAACATCTATATTAGTTGCTGTACCACTGGATGCAGGTGCATCAGTAGAAGCAGTTATA